GGGTGGTCACCACCTCCAGGATGCTCTCGACCGGGAACCGGTTGAGCTGGATGGTGGTGCTGCCGCCTGTTGCGCCGGTGAAGGTGTCGGGCTCGGCGTCGACAACCTCCAGATCGGGATCCTCGGCGTAGCTGAGCCTGGTTGAGGCCAGCTTGTCGATCTTGTATCCGGCGATGTTGCCGGTGCCATCCCTCACCGACAGCGCGTGGCTGCCAGCCGTCAGGCCCAGGGCGAAGACGCTGAGACCGGTGACGATGTAGGAGCCGTTGCTCTCGCGGTCATAGCGGGCCAGGGCCTCGCTGAACGCATCGCCGCTGTTGGCCCGCTCCTGGCCCAGCAAGGAGCCGTCGACGATGGTCCACACGGGGTAGAACACGCCGCTTGCGCCACTGCCCTCGCGCCCCCAGCTGGGGGTGACGCGGAGGCGGCCGGCGCCGGGCTCGCCGTAGCCGCGAGTGCCGACGGCAGGATTGCGCAGCGCTGGCACCTGCAGCTCGGTGATCTCCTCGGTCAGCAGGAACACCCCAAGGCGCACCAGGCCCGTGGCCGGCACCGTGATGCTGGCGGGCGGCACCTCGCGCACGGCGCCGCGCAGGTAGATGCGGCTGAGGGGACAGCTGGCAGTGGTGCCGCTGATCGTTGGGGGCGTGCCGCTGATGACCGTGCCATCTCTGAACACCGCATCAGCAATGCGCTGGAGGCGATCGATCAGGGCCGACTGCAGTTCGTTGTGCTCAGCCGACTGGATAGGCTTCTGAGCCCGAAATAGTATTTCGTCGTAGCGATCTGCCGGATTGAAGCGGTTGTAGTAGCCAGCGAGGGTAACCATCAGAACGTCACCACGTATTCGAGCATGGGGCGGCTATAGGCCTCGCGCACAAGCGGCGCTCGGCGCTCGGCCGTCAGCAATATGCCGGGCTGGGCCACCTGAGCTGGCAACAGGTAGAACTGCCCGACCGGGACACCAGCCGCTGCGACCGTGTCGATGTAAATCGCCATCTCGCGAATTGTGGAGCCAGCTCCATCCGCAAAGTCCCAGTGGAACCGGTAGTAGAGATTGTTGGTTGGAGTGGTTGTGATGGTGAAGGTGCCTTCCGGAACCACTACGGCCCCAGCTGCGTCCGGCGTGCAGAACTCAACCTGCACCGCCTTGCGTCGCCCCACCTCAGCCAGCAGGGCGGAGGTGTTGGCGGGCGGATCGGGAGGCGTCGACGTCCACGTCGGGTCCCCGCTGCCCCAGGCGAGGTGAGCGGTGCGGGCCTTGATCGCCGTGGCAATGGCGATGCGCCCGCTGGTGGTGAGGACTGCGGCTGGCATTACGGGTCCCGGCTGTTGATCATGCTACGGCCACTGAGGCTGCTTGCGGACTGGAGCAGCGTGGCGCCAAGCCCATGCTGATTGTACTCCAGCGCAAAGACATATCAATCAATGCGATACGGAGCAGATGGCGGGGTAAAGTTATCCGCCTGGAATGCTTCATGCACAAACAGAAACTCATCAATATGACCTGTCATTTTTCCATCACCGTCTACGCCGATATAAATTGTTCGACTCGCTGGAGTCCACGCTGGCTGGGTGCCTTGCCAAATAGCGGCACCATTTACAGCCAATGTCAGGTTGGCCCCGTTTCCTACCAATCGAATATGAGACCACGCATTAAGGGCAGCAATAGACGGCGAGTTATAAATATGAAGCCAATCGTTAACGGAAGAATTGCCAACAAGTATTCTAACAGACGTGTTGTTTAGCATTACCGAAAATGGGCAATACTCACCGCCACCGCGATAACCGAATATGCCTCTAACGTTCTGCCACCACGCAACATTTCCATCATTATAAACCCAGCACTCCATTGTAAACTGCTTGCCGGAGGGGTCGAATAATGGCGATGATGGCGTCTGCAAATATCCAGTCCTTGATGTTTGATCAAAGTACGCAGATGCGCCACCAAACTTGCTTTGGGCAGTTGAAATAGCAGGTTGGGCATTATTGTTTAGGACTCTGGTGATGGTCCAGTTGTTGGGACTATCGTCTGTGAAGGTCACAGACCCATCGCTGCCATTCATGTGTAGCAGCAATACGCCAGAGGACAGCCCGGTCGTCCAGCTGCTAGACACTACGGCATTGACGTCCGCCCAAGTTTTGTCCTGCCTCCAGCTGATCGCTGTCCACGTCTGGCCTTCATATCGGGCAGAGCTGGCAATTAGATCGCTTATGGTAAGATTTGATGAGTAGTTAATAATATCGGAATCTTCATCGAACCGGCTGTAGTCGTATCGCAAGTGATCGATCATCAGGATATGTGCGCCATGCCCGATCGTGAGTGCGCTGGAAACGCTGCCACCATCTCGGCTCACATAGCGAGCATGGTTCTGGCCATAGCTGATCTGCGGCCAGTCAGGGCGCGGCCTCACGCCACTGTGGTCGTCATAGATGCATTCATCAAAAGACGTTTCATCGAACACCCCCATCCGCATGTCGTAGACCGCATAGATGCGCTGCAGTCGTGATCGAACCGGCGAACTGATCCGCGCCAGGCCCGCAATGTTGTTGATGATCTCATCGCCCGTTGTTGCGGCTGACAGCCCCAGCTGGTACTCCGCCCAGCGATAAGTGCCACCCTCCGATTCTTCAATCAGGCCATTGATCCCGATCCAGCTGAGTGCGATGCGGACCGATTCAGGCGTGCCCCGGATCCGCTGCCATAGCACTCCCTCCGCCAGAGCCTGGCGTTGGTTGTTGCCGAGGAACGGCAGGATCTCGCCCAACCCATATTCGTAGATCAGCCATGGCACCACGCTGTCGGGAATGTTGGTGCGCTTCGCTGTTCGGATCAGCGGCACCGGCGGCCCGGTGCGCACCAGGCTGGACGTGACCCGGCTGAGATCCCGCTCCAGCTGGGTCGCATTGGGCGGCAGCAGGTCGTAGCGGCTGGCGCTCATCGATCACGTCCAGCCATGGTGAGGCTGATTGCCCCCAGCGCTGGTGCCTGGCTGGGGCCGCACACCGCATCCAGTGCCGGGGCAGTCAGCTGCACCCGTTGGACGCCAGGCGAATGCAGCCTGGCCACCAGCCACGACCGCGTCACGTCCCAACCCAGGCCCGCCGCCGCAGCGAAGGCGCTGGCCAGGTTGGCCTGCAGCTGGTTGAACACCTCGATCGGGGTGTCGGGATAGAGCCACACCTGCGCCGTCACAGGCACGGTCAGAATCGTTGCGCTGGCGACCGTCACCACATCGGTGATAACCCTCACTCGGTCGCTGTTCACCACAGCATTGACCAGCGTCAGCAGCGCGGAGCTGGCGGTCCCGTCGCCTTGGGTTGACCAGATGTTGACCAGCACCTCCCCAGGCGCAGGGCTTGAGATCGCCGCATCGCGCACCAGCGGACTGGCAGACAGGGCCTGGAACCGATACCAGGCGGCAGGGCCTGCCGTGCTGCTGCCCATGATCCGCTCGATCGTCCGCAGCCGCAACGCATCATCGGTCTCATTCGTCAGCCGTGTGACGCCGTAGAACGCTGCCAGGTTGTCCAGGTCGCCGGCCGCGGCGTAGCGCAGCAGCGTGGCCTGGAGCGCATCGTTCACCCGCTGGCGCAGGATCAGCTCCCGGGCGGCAACGACCTCCAGAAGCTTCACCCCAGGGTCCGACTCCAGGATCTCGGTGTAGGAGGGATCGCGGGCCTGCAGGTCCGTCAGCAGTTGCTGCAGGATCGTCTCGAAATCCAGCGGCTCGATGATCTCCGGATCGGGGATGGTCGAGAAATCCAGCGTCGCCATCAGAGCACCAACCCCTCGAACGTGACCCGCTGGCCGTTGACCAGATAGTACCCATCCAGGGAGAGTGTGATCTGGCCCTCGGCCGTCACGCTGTCGATGGTCAACCGCTCGACCTTCAACCGCGGCTCCCACCGATCCAGCGCTTCGGCCGCCGCCGCCACCATGTCGGCAACGAGCGACTGGTTGATGGGTCGGTCGACCAGGCCCATGATCCGGGAGCCGTAGTCGCGCCGATGGACGCGCGTGCCCAGGGGGGTGGTGAGGATGTCGGTGATGGATTGACGGAGGTGGTCGAACCCACCGAGGGCGGCGCCCGTGTCGCGGCTCATCCCGGCCATCAGTTCACCTCCACATCGGGGCTGCCGCCCTGAAGGATGGCACCGCAGGCGGTTTGATCGCCGACCCTGGCCACCGCCAGTCCGTTGGCGGTGGTGTCGGGGCTGCCCGTGATGATCGGGTTGAGACCGTGGATGGGGCAGAGGTAGGAGTCGCCGACGCGGGCGATGCCCAGCCCATTGGCCGTTGTGTCGCTGCTGCCGCTCACGACCTCCCCGCCGTGGCTGCCTGGGTCACCGATGCGAATGACAGCTGGCATGGTCAGCCCCCCGCCCCTGGGTTCAGGGCCAGCGTTGGGGCAGAGAGCTGGATCAACGGGGCGGTGAGGCTGATCTGTTCCGATGCCTCGATCTGCATCGACTGCACCATCACGGTCGCCTGGGGCAGGACCGCGTCATCGTCAGCGTCGACCCCGATCACTGCCGTGCGCAGCCGGATGATGGGCGAGGCGATCGTCAGCTCCTCGGATGCAGTGGCCCGGATGCGGGAGGCTCGCACGATCACCTCGCTGTCGCTCTCGCTGGCATCCACCGTGACGGTGTGTGCCTCGCGGTCGTATTCGACCACGGTGCCATCGTCGTAGGTGCGGCGGTGGAGGCCAGCGCGATCGCCGTTGGCGTTGCCGTCGCTGAACAGGCCAGGGATGGCAACACCGTTGCTGAGCTCACCAGACGGGGCCAGCAGCATCACCACCTCGCCCACCTCCGGCGGATCCCACACCCGGTCCTTGCCCGCGCGAGGGGAGAACCAGGGAAGCCAATCGGTGAGGATCTCGCCGTCCTGCACGCTGACGCGGATGGCGGGGAACCCTGCCGTCTCGCCGGTGTAGTCCGCCTCGTGGACAACGCCGTAGCGGGCCAGGTTGCTCAGCCGGCGCGCCTGATCGGTGGCCTCCCGGCCGCCAACACCGCTGGTGATCTGATCATCCCGCTGCAGCTGAAACATGGTTCCTCCACATGGCTCGGACGATCAGGGATGGTTCAGCAGCGGGGCTGTCGTCGGCCAGCAGCAGCAGCTGTGAGGCGTACAGGAAGATGCCCTGCCTGATGGGGTGAGGGCACGGATCGGGAATGGGCTGGCCGATGAAGGCCTCCGCCGCGGCGCAGGCTCGCTCCAGGGCAGCGCCCGCCCGGTCAGCATCAATACCGGCACCGATGAACGCCTCCAGCCCAGCGGCAGAGACCTTAAGGGACGGCGGCTGTGGGGCCTTGCGGCGGCGGCGGGGGGTGGTCATCAGGGTGTCGGATCCGGCGTGCCATTGGTGATGATTGTCGCGCCGCCGATCGGGCAAGCGGTGCCGATGTTGTCGGCCGGACAACCGGGAGTGACCTGGCCACCAGGGTAGGCGCCGCTGCGCTCCAGGGGCCCGGAGCCGAGCACATAGGGATCGCTGCAATCGCGATAGGGCGTGGTGTAGAGCACCTCGTAACGGAGGATCGTGGCTCCGGTGGTGAGGCTGCCATCAAACTCAGGATCGTCGGTGCGGGTGTCGAGCAGTATGGCGTCAGCTGACTCGAAGCCTGGGATGGTCCAGGGTTGGAGGGCAGCTTCGACCTCCTGCGCCATGGCGTCCAGGATGGTGTCGATGTCATCCTCGTCGTCATTTTCATCGTTTCCGCTGCCGAACGACTGAGCGACGCAGATGATGGAGACGATGCAGCGGCGCCGCTCGAAGCCGTTGTAGCCGGATGTGGAACGATCAATGACCTGCTCCGGCTCGCGGGTGTGGATGACAATGGCCGGCAGCAGCTGCTCCTGGATCGGCATGAGCCGGCCGGAGTAGACGCGCTCCTCTGCAACGGTGGCATTGCGGAGCTGCGCGACAAACGCCTGGCGCATCTGGGTTCGGCGGTGGGCGGTCATGCCGAGACCGCCGCCTGAATCTGTGCTCCGGTGCTGTCCACCGTGGCCGCATTCAATAGTCTGCCGGATGCAAACTGGCCCATGGCTGTTACCACGTTGGCCTGTGTCAGCACAGCAGTTCCCACAGTGTTGTCCACAGCAACACCGAGCGCTGTGTTTGCCGCCGACGGAACAGCCATTGTTCCCGTCAGTTCCGATGCTGGCCCGTAGGCAATTTGACTACGAACGTTATTTGTAGCGGGATAGCCTCCTGCGGGAAGATTGTCAGCCGAATATAAAGTGCGAGTTGCACCCGTTACCGACAACACATTAAATGATGTTGGCGGCGCATTGTTGGGAGCTCGCCAGGTGAGGGCGGCTACAGCTACCACTCCATTAGACGCAACCAGCATAGGCCCGGTTAGCCGCGTGCTTTGAGCAACAACGCCTGCGGCAATAGCCGGTTGGGCTGTGCTAGGGGTAAGAGCGCCGTTGATTGTTACAGAGCCAGCTGTGCTGCTATTGGAAAATGCAGCTGCGGAAGCACTGGCTGTAGCGCCGCCAGTGGTTGTCCAGCTCCCGGAAAAAGAGGCATTAACAAGTAGGCCAAACGTCTGGCCTACGGTACCACCTAGGAGCGTTCCGACATGATTGATGACACAGTTAGCAGAGCCATTCAACGAGATCCCCGGTATACTCGCGGAAGTGCCCCCGGTAAAGTTGCCGGTGACGTTTAGCGTGCCGGCAAAGGCAGCATTTATCGTTAAGCTTGCATTAACGCCACCCGTGTAATTTCCGGTAAAATTGATCGCACCCGCTCCTGTGAGAGCTATTGCGGTCGTTGAACTGGCTGGTGTCGCAGATTGCGATGCTGTCAACGTCGCAGATTGTCCA